ATAGTAATTGCTTTATATAATAATCATTTAGTGGGATATAGGGACTATATTCCATTGGAGAATTCTAATAATTCTATGTTTTTAGATGTACCGGTGGGTGGATATTCACAGGACAAACCTCATTATTGTAATAATGGAAATATAGTTACTTTTAAAATATTAAGATTAAGAAATTATACGGAAAATAATAATATATCAAAAATTAAAACAAAAACAAAATTAAATACAATTATTGATAATAAAGTTGTTATGGCCAGAATAACTTCTACTACATTGAATTTATTAGTGCCGCCATTTCAAAGTAATGAAGTTTTTGTTGTTGATGATACTTCTAATGTAACTGGTAGAAGGAAGATATATACTATTAAGATTAATTAGGGTTAAAAAAAGTGTTTTTGAAAATATATTTATATTTATAGATAACTTAATTTGGGAGAAACAATGGCGCAAAATGAGAACATATTAGATAGGTTACGGAAATTATTTCAAAGTAATTTAATAATTAGAAAAACAGATGCTGGTAAATTAATAGTTAGAGATGTTGATCATACTCAGCAAAGTTTAACTTCTAATTTTATAGACCGATATAATAAATTGATGCAAAGTAGTTATGGAAGTCAATATTCTAAACTACAAAATGCTTCTTATGATGTACAACGAATTGAATTATTCAAAGATTATGAATTAATGGATGCCGACCCTATTATTTCATCTGCGTTGGACATATATGCTGATGAATGTACTATGGATAATGTAGAAAGAGAAATTTTAACCATTAATACTGAAAATAATAAAATATATGAAATATTACATAATTTATTTTATGATGTTCTTAATTTACAGTTTAATTTGTGGTCTTGGATTAGAAATATGACTAAATATGGTGATTTTTTCTTACAAATGGACATATTGGATAAACATGGTATTATAAGTGTTAGACCATTATCTCCGTATGATGTTATACGATTGGAAGATCATGATTTAGAAAATCCCAATTTAGTTCAATTTACTTTACAGGGTGATACGAAAAATATAATGGAGCAATATGAAATTTGTCATTTCAGATTACTTTCTGACTCTAACTTTGCACCATATGGTAGGGCTCAAATTGAGGGTGCTAGAAAAGTATTTAAACAATTAACTCTAATGGAAGATGCTATGATGATTCATAGAATTATGAGAGCACCGGAACGAAGAATTTTTAAAATTGATATTGGGAACATCCCACCAAATGAAGTTGAAAACTTTATGAATAGAATGATAAATAAAGTTAAAAAAACTCCCGTTATTGACCAAAAAACTGGCGATTATAATTTAAGATATAATATACATTCAGTTACTGAAGATTTCTTTTTACCAGTACGTGGTTCAGATAGCGGTACTGAGATAGAAACACTTCAGGGGCTTTCTAATGATGGTCAAATAGAAGATATTGAATATTTACGAAATAAATTAATGGCGGCTTTAAGAATACCAAAGGCATTTTTGGGTTATGAAGAAGGTGTTGGAAGTAAAGCTACATTAGCAGCAGAAGATGTAAGATTTGCAAGAACAATTGAAAGAATACAAAAGATTATAGTATCCGAATTAACTAAAATATCAATAGTACATCTTTATACACAGGGATTTACAGATGCCGACCTTCTTAATTTTTCACTTGAATTACAAAGTCCATCTACAATACATGAACAAGAAAAACTTGAATTATTGACTCAAAAAATAGATTTAGCTAATAATGCTAGAGAAGCTAAATTATTTTCAAATCAATGGATTTATGATAATGTATTTAATATGAATATTGAAGATATGAAAGTTATGATGGAACAGGTTGTAGAAGATACTAAACAAAAATATAGATTCGAACAAATTGAAACGGAAGGAAATGACCCGGCTCAGAGTGGTGAGCACATGGAAGAAGGTGGTGCGGCTATGGCTCGAAGTGGTAAATGGGGTGGAAGTGAAAAAGATTTTAGTAGAGATGAAGAAGAACATTGGGGGAGAGACCGTCTCGGTAAGAAAGAAATGAATGGCAACGTCGGTGATAGAGAATATGGTAAGAGAGAATTTAAAGGAAAAAGTCCTTTTGCTGTTAGTAAGGGGTCAACTGTTGTTAAAGTAGAAAGTTTATTGAATAGTTTAAAGAAAAAGTATGGGAAGTCATTTAATAACAATGGACTATTGAATGAAAATTCCATAATAGAAGATGAAAATAGCGAAGAATCTTAAATAATAATGGATAAAAAATAAATAAATAAAAATATGTTTATATTTATATATGATTAATTATAGGCATTTATACATTTTTGAGATTAATTATTTTATTTAACGGAGATATACCTTATGGGTAATCATAAAAGTAAGACAAAACATTCTAAAGTTAAGAATACTGGTTTACTATTTGAGTTTTTATTAAGACAGCTAACTGTAGATGTATTAAATGGAAACGAGAGTGGTGGAGCCGTAGAATTAATTAAAAAAAGATTTAATGAGAATACGGAGCTTGGTAAAGAAATGCAACTTTATAATGCTTTGTTAAAAACAAAATTTAAATCAGATAAGAAGGCTGATTTTTTAATTGCTGAAACTATTAATTCAAGGTGTAAATTAAATAATCAACAATTAAAGAGGGAAAGATATAATTTAATTAAAGAGATTAAAGGAAAATTTGATATTGTTAATTTTTTATCTTCTAGAATTAGTAATTATAAAATTTATGCATCAATTTATAAATTATTTGAAAATATATCAGACATGAACCCCGAAGAGAAGACGGAGGTTTATTTTAATGTTCTTGAAAATATAACTAGTAATCCACTTAAAAATGATGATGTTAAATTTAGTAGTTTGGTTGACCATAAGAAAGAAATTAGAAACAATGGTGATATTAGAATTTTATCTTATAAGATTTTACTTGAAAAATTTAACCAGAAATATTCTAATCTAAATAAATCTCAAAAATCTTTATTAAGAGCTTATATAAATAATATTTCTAATGTTAATTCTCTTAAAGAATATATTGAGGAGGAAATTCCATTACTTAGGAAAGAACTTAAAAGATATTCGAGAAATATAAATGATAAAGTAGTTAAAATTAAATTAAAGGAAGCTATTAGTCTTTTGGATAATTTATTGGAGGGAGATGGTAATAAGAAATTAGTTGATGATAATATTGTTGTATCTTTTATGAGATACTATGAATTATTAAAAGAATTGAAAAAATAATGAAGATTAGTATTAGTAGAAAATATCTATCTTCGTTGGTTAATGAGGTTATCCAAGAACTAGTTGATAGTAAAGAATTAGACGAAGCTACTATGACTGGTGACATTGCTGGATACAATACACCATTTGCTTTTAGTGATAAGTCATCTAAAAGTAAAAAGAAAAAGAAGAAAAATGCTACTAATAGTACTGGATATAAAGTTGTAAAGGAAGTTAGAAGAGAAATTTTAAAAACTCTTTTAAATAGAAGAAATGGTTTGCAATTAAATAGTGAAAATTTAGTTAATGAGGAATTGACTAATAGAGACCTTTTAACTGTTAAAAAAGTTATAAGGTCAGAAGTAGCTGCTATATTGAGAGATATTTGGATTAAAAGATCCATCTGGACATAAATTAATTTAGGAGAAAAATAATGTCTTTTAAAGAAGACCCGAATAATAGTAGTAAAATGGTACCTGTTGTTAGTAGGGAAGTTGGTGGTAGTGGAAATAATCCAATTGTAAAGGCAATATCTGTTGCGGATGGAGCATCTACGTCAGAAAGTCGATCTGTGTGGGTAGGCACTGGTGGTGATATAACATTTACATTATCTGATGGTAATACGGCTGATTTTCGTAATATAGACGATGGAACTTTATTACCGATAAGAGTTACATCATGGACAGCTTTAGATGGTGCACCTACTAATGTATTATTTTTATATTAGGATAATTTAATGTCATTTGTAGGAACAGGAGTATCGATAACAAAACAAAAAACAGGACAGAGAGTACATGTTAGGTCAACAGCTGCTACTGGAGACCTTCCTACTGGTGGTGATAGTGTTATAGATTTTGAGTTTTATATTGCGTCTGATAGGAGACCTATTATGACGAGTGATAGTAAAAGATTTGTAGTAAAAGGTAGTTAAGGAGAAATTGTATGGCTGATT